CACCGGAAAAAACCTTTTTTCTCTTTTCGTTCAATAAGCTCTGTCATTAATTGAACCCACCGGGGAAAGCCGAGCGAATTCATTTTGTTTAACCTATTAAAAAGAGCGTTTTTAACATTAGGGAAAACATAGCGCCCTTTTAATGCGTAGCAACTTGAACAAGTCGAGTTTTTTTTGTTTCTTAGTTTGGATCCGGTGATGCATTTTTGCGCCGGTATTGAAAACGAGAAGCCGGGCATTTTTGACGGCTTCGAAAGGGTGCCTAATTGATTTTCTAATTCTTTTATTTTCATAAGACCTTTATTATTTATACAGGCCGGATTAATTGCAAGCATAAAAAAACCCGGGGTTTTTACGCCCGGGTTTAGTCTTATGAAAAAAGGTTTAAAAGCTTAAACCTTGCAAAATGCTTCTCAGTTTTTCCGGGTTTTCCGGAAATGAATTTTTGTGAGTTTGAAATTTTGTTTCAATTTCAATCTCTTTTTCTTTTTGAGATTTAAAGCCCTGGCGTTCCTTTTCAGAGACTCGCATCAAAGCTTTGTTTACTATACTATTTACTTTTCTTAAATCAGAAAGAGACAGATTATTAATTACTTCTCGATCGATTGCTTTTGATATTAGATTTGTGCTCATATGTTTTTATTTGTTAATAATTATAAATTCGAGAATACCTTTTTTAACGGCTTCTCTAAAGATTCTTTTCTTGTTCAAATCTTGAAATTGTTTGTTAAACTTTTTTTCTTTTTCTGTCATAATTAGAAAGTTTGTATATACCTTTTGCAATTGTCAACACTGGATTTTTCCCCGTATAGATCAACCCATTTATTATAGTATTTGATCAGTTCCTGGCGTTCCTTATGGTGCCACTTACTCTCGCCGTCAAAGTGATCCTTTCTTAAACTGGGTACATAACCCTTATTCATTGCAACCAGATCCTCGAATGAATTTTCGTTGTGATGCATAGCCGTTAAGTAATCGAGATAAACTTTTAGTTTTTCCCCGGTGCGAATATAGTTTTTCTTATTTCTATATTTCACATTTAATAATTTTGAATATTGTATTTTTTCCATACTGGTAATAAAAATTATTTTTACTCCGGGTGCAAGTTTTTTATTGACGATATTTTTTAACTTATGTAATTCTTAAATTATGGAAAAAATAACATATAACATAGCTATGGCTGAAGCTGAGAATCACTTCTCAAATAGAGCCGAAAAACTGGAGATGCAAGAGCTTCTCCACATCTGTGAAACAGATCCTAAAGTCACTGTACTTGATGCAGTAATCAGAGCTAAACAAGTAGTTAGAAATCTACTTCAACAAGAACTTAATGCCATAAAAGAAAGCGAGGTGCAAGATGGGTAGATATTACTATGGAGACATCGAGGGCAAATTTTGGTTTGCCGTTCAATCATCAACTTCACCAATGAGATTTGGTGGTAGAACTGAGCTATCGTTTTCATTTGATGAGGACGATATTCCGGAGATAAAAGAGATTCTCTCTAATATTGAAAAAGACATCAATGTTCCTACCCTGGAAAAATTCTTTAAGGATCGTGCCGGGTACAATGACGAAAGCTTGAAAGAGTTTGGTCTCACAATGAACGATGTTAAAGAATATGCTGACTATGTTCTAGGTAAGGACATATTAAAGTATGTTGAAGAAAATGGACAATGTAACTTCTGGGGAGATATTTAAAATGGATAAAATACAAAAAATATATAAATTACTCGATATTGTGGACGCTAACTGTGTACCAGAGTATCGAGAAAATAATGATGACTGCATCAAGGCAATCAAGGCACTTCTTTCTGGGTGCATTGATAATGATACTGTCCTGGTGCTTTATGATCGTGGTCAATTGGATGACATCAAAAGTAATTACACTGATGAGCCAGTGACCGATGAAGAATGGGAAGCATTCCGAAACCATAAGGATGTTGATTACGCTTATGAACAAGCTAGTCAGTACCTGGGGGAAGCTGAGTGCAATGTTATTGAAGATCAATTTGTAGATTAAAATTATGAAACCAATAAAAGAACCAACAAACATATACGAGGTAGTTGTTACTGAAACTAGGGCAGTTACCTATTTAATTCACGCAAAGTCATCTGGAGGTGCTACGGCAAAAGCCGTACACCACTGGGGCAACTGTGGATCCGAAGATATTAAAGAAATTAAATCCGATAGGTACGAATATGATGTCGAATCTGTCGAATGCGCAGAAAGGGATATATACAATGAATCTTGAAAAAATAGCTGACGAAATAAAATTGGAGCTACACGATAAACATATGATGTATATCGATGGAGAGGATCATATCACTCACAGGTGGTGCAAACAAATCATCTGGAGGATTCTAAGCAAGTACTTCGGTAATAGTACTCTTCCATCTAAGATCGTATTATTTAGTCGCTTAGAAGCTAATGTAGAAGCCCAGGATAGACTCAATCGTGATCTCACCGATGATGAGTGGCAAAAGATAGTCGCAGAAATCCACCAGGTTAGCGATTATTTCGATACACCATTTATTCATATGACGGATATAATCTGTGAAATGGATAAAACTTGTGAAGACTGTGGAGGTGAAGGAACATTCGATCGTGAGCCATTCCCGAGTTATGATACCTGTGAGACCTGTGAAGGCACTGGAGAAAACAATAACACCTAGTTCATCGACAGGTTTACTAAATAATATTATGATTATATTACTAGCTTTATTTCTTCTCATAGTGTTCTTGTTAGATGTTTAACTGCACACTATTACAAACCTGTCGTAGCCTTTTTGGATAACTATCTATGTAGTACTATCCGGAGGTATGACCAATTATACTAATAGTAAAATATGTGTCAAGCCCCGAATTGGGGCTTAGCACTTAACCCATTAATAACCAACGAAATAAAAATGCCCGAACCACAACCAATAACAACCGAATTTGAGGTGACTGAGACCTATAAAGTCATAGCACCTTTCCAAGCCCAGGTGGAGGAAGCCGTTAGTACCGGCGACTTTTCATCTGTTGAATTAGTAATGATCGATCGCAAAATCAACATTGAACCAACATATTAATATGGATCAAAAAACAATAAAATACAAAAACCACACAATACAGTTCCACATCTACCCGGAAGGAATCGCCGATTCTATGGGTCAAGATGAATTCATCCTGGTTAGAAATAAACTAGGATCGCTCGACACAAAGTTTGTCGGAGATTTAGTTGAAGGGGATTACTACTGCCAAAGAATACCGGCACCGATCCCACCACGCAATGCAGATGAAATACTCAAATACATATCTAAGAACGGCCTGTCATTTAATTATCTACTGGATGAGGACGATCATAGCTCAGAGTATTACAAAGCCCTGGAGGTAACTAAGGTTACTTGTGACGGCTTTGATGTTGTATGTATTGTGGATTACAATGATAATTGTATCCGGACTGCCATTGAACCCTTAATGGATATGGAGGAACTATAGTGGCTAGTATTGAACCGACTTATTATGACAGAAGAGACACATCATTCATTAACAAGTACTTCATCGACCCTTCAGATGCTTGTGCTCGGAAGAAGATGGAGAACCGGAAACTTATGGACGAAGCTAAACGGCTTACAAGTATTTTCCATCTTAAAGGAATGCTCGAGTACCCAAAAAATCACATAAGGTACCCGGAGTGATTTGACAAGTGCCACCACGGAGTTTATACCTGGTGGCACTTTTTTATGGCACACTTTTATTCTTCAGCAAAAGATCCTCAATTTCTAGAAGACATCCAGACACCGGCTCAAGCCAGAAAGTCCGGTAGCGCTTACCCGAGTGTAACTACTGTCCTGGGCATAATAAAGGACGATTTTTTAGATTCCATCTATCAGCCGAGAGAGATGGTCAGATTAGCCAGAGAATCCGATGCAAACTGGCAACAGATCAAAGAGATGACCTACGGCTTCCGTCAGCACCCTTTTACTGGTGAGCTGATACCTAGCTCAGAGTTTGGGACTGCCGTCCATAAGCGCATAGAAGAATGGCTCCTAGACGGGTACATCACTGCGAGTGCATTTGATGACTGGGCTAAACCATTCATCGACTGGGTAGAAGAAAGCAATGTAGAAGTTATGGATTGCGAGTACATTATATCAGATAGTAGATTAAAGATCGCCGGGTCAGTAGATTTTATCGGTAGATATCCAGACGGCAAAGTATTCCTAGCTGACTACAAGTGCCGAAGTTGTGATGACAAAGGAAAGTTCTACGCAAAGGACTGCAAGCAGTTAGCAGTAGAGAGTTATATGTTCAGTAAAAAATTTAAACTAGATTACTACCCCGAAATCAGATCAGTATGTATCTGTACAAATAATGCCACTCATTATCACAAGGTCTGGACTGCTTCTGAGTTCGACCACTATTTAGAATGTGCGAAACTGTCAGCAAAGGTTTACTGGCAGGAGCGTATGTACAAACCAAAGAAGAAATAATATGGCAGAATACGAACCGGATAAACTTAGATTCGATGGCTTGGATGAGTGCATAATCGGCACAGATCAGAACGGCTTTTATATTTACTCCTGGGAGAAGATGATGAAGTACTTCCAGAGGGAGTCAGAGATGACAGAAGAAGAAGCCCTGGAGTGGATAGACTACAACGTAGTTGGATGTATGGGTGGTATGGGATTCGTTATGCAATACCCGGATTACGACTTCGAGGAATTTGAGTAATATGAATAAGTACGAGATCGTATACAAACACTTCGATATGCATCCGGATTATAGAGGCTATCAAGTTAAGTGGGCTAGAGATAAGGCACAGGCCGTTAAATATATTTGTCCAACAAAGCCGAACAAGGAAGGATATGGCACAACAAAGAAAGGAGCGAGGATACAGATTCTAGAAGTCAATGAATTACCCCTTGAATAAATCATATCGCAAATGCACTAAATGTAAAAAACTTTTACCCTTAACTCAATATCACTCAAACGGAAAAACACCTAATGGAAAGAAAAAATATAAAACACACTGTAAAGAATGTAGCAAAAACCAAAGGATCGATATCTATAGAGAAGCTATTAAAAAATACTTCGGAGGTTTTAAATGCCAGCGATGTGGGTTTGAGGGTGAGCCTAGTCAGTTCGATTGCCACCACATTGATCCCAGTACAAAATTAGCTAATGTATCAAAACTCAGAAGCCAACCTAAAAAACTTTACCAGGAGATTCAGAAGTGTGAACTCCTATGTGCTAACTGTCACAGATTAACATATAATGAGAACAATTAAATTACTAACCAAAAAATGCAATGGGAAAAGGAATGAAGCCAAAACAGGGGTACAACCAAAAAAAGTACGAAGAAAACTACGAAGGGATTGACTGGAGTAGAACTCGTGATAAGAAGATAACTAATGCAGTACATTCCCCAGAAGAACTTAAAAAAGTTCAGAGAAGAAAATAAACCAAAATTTTGTCCTTTGCTCTCTTGCATTACAAAGGATTGGGTCGTGGATCATTGCCACTCTGGTGGTACGATAAGGGGTGTCGTATCATCGGAAGGCAATGTATTCCTCGGTAAAATAGAGAACGCGCACAAGCGTTTATCAAAGGGTGCTAAGAGTTGTTTACTACCTAAAGTACTTAGAAATATGGCCGACTACCTGGAGAAACCTTGCACCGGGTTACTACATCCAGAAGGCTTTAGACAGCTGTACAAAAGATTTTCTCACCTGGATAAAGCTACACAGCTTGACATACTGATGAAGGTCGGTATAAACAGGGAGTTAATCCAAACTGCGAAAAACAGTACGGAGAGAACTAAATTATATAAATCATATATTAAACAATGAGCGAAAACATAGCACAAAAATTACTTGGGATTCAAGCGAATCTCAAAGCCCCCAAGGGGCAAACCAATAAATTCGGTGGATACCAATATAGATCAGCTGAAGATATTGTAGAATCAGTCAAACCTCTACTTGTAAAGTTCGAGGCTACCTTAATGTTATCTGATGAAGTTGTTGAAGTCGGAGGTCGAGTTTACGTAAAGGCCATCGCCAAATTAGGAGACACTGAAACAGAGGACTTCATTGAGACTACAGCTTTTGCTAGAGAAGCAGAAACTAAGAAGGGTATGGACGATGCCCAGATAACGGGCTCAGCGAGCTCTTATAGTCGAAAATACGCATTGAACGGTCTTTTGTGTATAGACGATACCAAAGATCCAGATGCAACTAATGACCACGGCAAGAAAAGCAAACCTGTCGCAAGAAAACCAAGAATCACAGAAGAATCTTTTAATTTATAATTATGGAATACGATAATAGTAACAAAGGTGCTCTCTTCAAAAATGAGAAGCAAAACGATCGTCAGCCCGATTACCGTGGCCCGATCAATGTAGACGGCAGTGAGTTCGAGCTCAGTGCCTGGGTTAAGCAAAGTGATAAGGTGGGTTCATTCCTATCTATCTCAGTTAGCCCTAAAACTGAAAAAGGTGGAAGCCTACAAGCAAAAGAAACAAAGGCCGAAGAGCCATTGCCTTTTTAATGTCTTCTACCCTACCAGACTCTGGATCAAGAACTGCCTTCGACACGGGGGCAGTTCGCGATTCTATGCAAGGCAAAGGTTTTCCAAGTATGATACCCACTTGTGCTATTATGTCTATGGCTCGCCGATTTGAAGACGGTGCCACTAAGTACGGCCCAGACAACTGGCGAAAGGGTATACCAACCTCTAGATATTGTGATGCGACTTACCGGCATTTAATGCAAGCCCGTGATGGTGATACATCAGAAGATCACTTCGGGGCAGTGCTTTGGAATGTCGCTTGCTGGATGTGGACACTTAAAGCCATAGAGACCAACAAGTTACCAAAAGAATTGGATGATTTATACAGGGACTAATTTTACCTCTGTGATATATTAGAACTCTATGACTATTCAATTCCTTAATACAATAACAGATGGGGTTGATCTAGCTAATTACTTCGTGAAAGAGATTACTAGTGACACCGATTACAACAAAAAGAAAAAAGAAATCAAGTACTTACATCAAACTGTAAGTGCACTAAAAGAACAAATAAATGATTACAGGAATCAGTCCCAACCCGAACCCGATACCCCAAAATGTAAGTGCTGAAGAGAGTGTCCTCGCTACTTGTTTAAAAGACGATAGCACAGAATTTTTTGATACTATTTCCCACACTCTCAGTGCTGAAGATTTTTATCTTTATAAGCACCAGATAATTTTTAAGTGCATAAGTGAAATCGCTACTAAAGGCGAGAGCTTGAATGAAATAACACTTGTTGAAGAATTAAAGAAGCGTAATGCACTGGATGAAGTAGATGGTGCCACCGGTATCATAGATTTAATGGACAAGGTCGCTTCTCCTTTGCAAGCACCATCACTGGTAAAGGTTGTTAAGGAGAAGTCGGACTTACGAAAACTGATACGATCACTACGACTTGGCCTAGAGAAAGCTGAATCAGAATCAGATGATTTTAATGTAATCAAGGGTAAATTAGAGAATGATTTCATCGAACTCGAAAAAGGTGGTAAGGATGATTTCAGTTTATCTAATTCAATAGATATCCTCCAGGAGGAGTTTGAGGCACAGATGAAGGGTGAGTACACCCAGGAGTCTATAAGGACTCATATAGACCACTTAGACAACATTCTAGGGTGCTCTGGGATAGGACTAGGGGAGGTGATGGTGGTTACTGCCCCGACCTCTTGTGGTAAGTCTCAATTAGCTCTAAATATTGCGACTAGAGCTATGATGAGAGATCAAGTACCTTGTGGTATATTTAGCTTAGAGATGCCACAGAAACAGATAGCTAAGAGGATGGTAACAATTAAATCCCAGGCTAGTCTAAGACAGATACAAGACGGCGTAATATCTGATAAGCATATGGAGCGAGTAAAGGAAGCTTGTAACGATATCAAAGGCTTTCCTATTTATACTGTTCATAATATTAAAAACATTTCTGACTTATGTTCTTACGCTAGGACTATGGTTCGTAAGCACAAGGTTAAACTATTAGTAATTGATTACTTACAACTCATTCCTTGGGATAATAAGAATATGTCCAAGAATGATGCTATCGCCGATATATCTCACACAATTAAACAGTTAGCCCTGGAGCTCAATATTGGAGTACTGTTACTGTCACAGGTAAACAGAGAAGGTGCAAAGCGAGATAGTGGACTAGCAATTTATGATTTAAAGGACTCCGGTGATATTGAGAACGATGCTGATGTTATATTATTAATGTGGCCAGAAAATGGTGACATAGAAGCATCCAAAAGACTTGACGGCAACGGCCCATACGTTAATATGAAATACAACATAGCGAAGAACCGAGAGGGTGAACGCGATGTTAAAGGCAAGTTTAAGTTCTATCATACTATGGGATTGTTCTATTAATTTGATGTAGGTTGTCCTCCTATTAAGACGGGGGTGGGTATTTAATATGTTCCCTTTTCACCGCCTACATCATTTGACTTTGAAAAATAAAGAAAGACAGATAGCTAGAGATGTACTTAACTTGTACCCACAACTAGGTGATTTACAGGAATCATTTGAGTTCGACCACCACGACTTTGAGTGCGATCATTACTTAATGGAAGTTAAGTCCAGGTGCACCAAGTACTCATCTTGGATTATTGAAAAGATTAAAGTAAATTCAAACTTATTAAATGCATTTAATAATAACAAGATGTTCTTGTACATAACTGAGTACAACGGACGTGCTTACATTTGGAACGTAACCAAATTAGCTCAAAGCAATTACGACTTCAACTGGGAGATACGTAAGATGCCGGCTACTACTGAGTTCAAGAACAATAAGTTAGTAAAAAAAGAAGTAGGATACTTATACGAAAAGGATGCTACTGTTGTGAACCTCCGATGAATCCATCCAAAGACTGCGGAGCTGTCATAGGATTAGCACTTGTAGTATTCAGCGCATCCATTCTTGGAGTGAACAAAGGTTTGTAAATTGAATCAATATTAGAAGAATTTATCTCTTGATCTATTTGATTCTGCAAGAACTCATCGATAGGCCCAGGTGCCCTGGATTCCATCTCTTGCATTCTTTCAGATATCTCTTGTTCACTTGGACCAACTAATGCATCAAAGCCTCTTTGATTGAGGTACTTAAATAAATACGGACGTCTCTTTGCTATTTGATTCTTAGTAAAGTGAGTCGGAGTATTCAACAAAGCTTCTAACAACTTTGGATCCGACATAGCATCGTTTAATAAACCATTAGCCTGGGTAGTTGATAATCTCTGTAAAGTATTTTTAGTCTGGTTCTTAATATAAGAAGCGGCGGCTAGTGATGAACCACTACTAAAGAAATCGGCACCAACACCACCAAGGAATAAACCAATTACAGAGTGGAATATATTATCCACTTTAGTGACATCAACATTATTCCCCTTAGATGATTGTGTTGTTATATACTTAGCGTACTTATCTAATTCTTCAGCAAACTTTTGAACGTGTTTAATATCCGCTCCATTAAATCCAGCTTCTCTCAAGAAAGGCAATAAGTCTCCTTCTTCTGCAAAGTTTCTCCCGGTCTTAGTTAAGTCCTTGAGTAAACTATAAGATGTAGCGGATTCTCCTTGTTGGCCTATTTTAATTAAACCAATTCTTACACTGTCCTTAATGCCTTCTATTACTTGAGCACGAGTTATACCTTGAGAGGTAAAGTAAGATTCTGGTATTTCTTTTGATTTAACTAATCTTCTAAGTTCCTTTAATTGCTGTATACCACCTTTGGTTAGCATCATCTTAGATAAACCCTCTGTGATATCACCACCTAAGAAAGCGGACACAGCACCTAGACTTTCTTTGCCATCAAAACCGGCGTAAACTTTAGCTAGTGATGTTTTCTCATCTAGCATTTTAGCTACAACACTTGTATCACCGGAAGCATTTAGAACTATTCCTTTTGCCCTTTTCATTTCCGGCATATCTAGAATAGATTTGTACTTAGTGTAAAATTTTTGGCCGAACCCTGGTACAAGAGAACCATCCTTAACTGCTCCGGGTTGATTAACAAATAAGTTAACCATATAATCTTGTAACTGTTTCTCGAAGCTACCATCCTTTAATCTAGATATATTGCCGGACTTTGTTTTTCCAAATTGTTTCGCTGCATCTAATAACTGCTGTGTATTAATCTTACCAGTAACGTTCAAGTTATTACCACCAGCTGTAAAGACACCTTGCAGTGCTTGTATAGGATCAACCTTACTTCCATCTTTATTGATTTGTAGTATTTTACCAACTAACCCGGACTTAAACTTCTGGTTGTACTCTCTAGAGTAAGCAATAGCACGTTTTAGTGCAACATTACCTTCATCCGGTAAAGCACTCAAATCTTCTAGGATAGATGTTCTTAACTTATTAGCAAAGAACGCTTGTTGATTCGGCTGGCCTTGAGGCATTTGTTTCATACCCTCAACTCCAAGTGTTTTTCTTAATTTGTATAAATCGCCGATTGTCTCTATTTTTCTTTCTCCACTAAGTAATTCTTGCGCACTCCTAGGTAAGTTCTCTACGCCGTATTCATCGGCTAAACTTCTAAGAGTTTTCATTGTAGAACTCTGGAATGGAATATTTATATCTTGAGCTACATCTGTCAAGAATCCAGCTGGGTAAGCATCGCCTAGTGCTTGAGGATTTGTGAAAGCATTACCGGTAGGAATATTTTTATAAATCCTTTCATCTCTGTGGTTGCGAACAAGATCGAAAAAGTTGTTAACTTTTGCTATTTGATCCTTATTTCCTCCAGATGCCTCTATGACACCTTGTCTTATTTGGTCTTCTTTACTCAATATATCGTCAGTGTTTAACCGGATTAAAAAATCTCTGTCCAATTTAACCTTATCAATAATATCGGGAAAATCTTTATCGTATGTAAATTTCTTTAATAAGTTATTTATGTTCTTCGGATTGACTTCAATAATTGGTGCATCGAATGCTATCCTTCTAAAATCTTGAAATATTGAATTACCTCCAGGTAGCTTTTTATCTAAATCAGTTATATCCCAGGCTGCATCGACTACCCCCGAGAAGGTTGTTTTAGCTTCCTCTAATGAATTATAAGCAGTTCTTGATATCTGTTCCGGATCCGGCAACTTACCAGTTATGTTATCCAATTCTTTTAGTCCTTCATCAAATATTTTTTTAGTACTTGAATTTATATCGTTCTCGAATAATTTAACAGAAAGTCTGAACCAATCCTCCGCATTTCTTACATTGCCAGTAGTTACTGGTTTTAGTAATTTATTTAATCCTTGTAAAAATTCTTTATCCCTTGCTGTGATTTCTATACCGTCCTTCATCTGTTTGTTTACAACAGTTTCTAGATAAGTAAATCCTTTATCTCCTAGTAGTATTTCTAGTGGAGCTCTAACATTTGGAGGAAGGTTACCGTCCTTTAGGATTTTATTTAAATTCTGCAAACTGACTTCTGGATCAGCAACTCTTTGTATCATCTTAGCTGCTTCTTCAAAATCTTTATAAGACATTTGTTTTAAAAAGTCTTTCGATGCTTGTTTACCAATGAATCGTTTTAAAATATTAGCCGGCGTTGGGGCCACTAGAGTTGAGGCGACTCCACCTACAGCTTGTAAACCTTCACCTCCACCGCGAGCAGCTATCTCTGTCTCTGTTAGGACACCAGTTAATTCTACTCCAGCTGTAGTAACAGGGTTCTTGAGGATCGCTTTCCTCATTACTGGGTCAAGTTTTTTAGCAACTACCCTTAAGTACGGGACACGCTTTGCAAGCTCAAGTCCTCCGAACATATATACATAACCGGATCCATACTGTCCAGCTATCTTCTTAGCCATATTAAATCTATCCTCCGGATTGGGCTCATTTCTAGCTGCTTCTATTTGCAGTTTCATTTCATCAATGAATTGTCCCGGTGCGTATATTCCAGTTGATTTAACGATGTCACCGTAAATACTTTCCCCGGGTTGCATTTCTGGACTACCGGCTTTTTCTCTTTTCTGGTTCTCCATATGTACCACTAAACTATCTAAACCAAGTAGTAAATCAGTAGCTACATTAGAAACGGTACCAGTTGTAAATGAAGCAGGATCAATTGCTAAATCATAAACAGCATCGCCGAATCCATAAGTTCCTACTGTAAGATCACGTGAAGTGAAGTCAGTTTCTGGGGTAACGAACTCGCGTTCTTTTAATTCAGCCCGCTGTTGCTCCATAACGTCATAGACATTATCTGAAGTTGGTTCTACAGCCGGAGTAGTACTAATTTGAATTTCTTCTGGTTTCCCTAGTACTTTTTCTTTTTCTTGCTGTAACTTTGAATATTCTTCTTGTGATACTTTAGTGAAGCTCATATTGAAATTAATCTAATTTGTAAAATTCTTTATTGAATATAAATCCAGGAGCCCCTTTTTCTTTAGCGAATGCAGCGGCCTCTTCTTCTGTTTTGTAATCATTGGCGTAATCACGACTAGCATCAAATTTTTCTTCAAAATCATATACGCTTAAATTAATAGGTTCAAAGTAGTACTGTGTTCCTCCAGCTGATTTATTCAGTTGTCTGTTATATTCTTCAGCAGCTGCTCTGCCTTTTGAAATTCTTTTATCGATAACACCTTGAACAATTTCTTTAGCCATTTCGTTTGTTGTAAACGGACCAAAACCTCCAATTGCTTCTTCAAGTACTTTTCTATCGAACTCGGTAAGAACACCTGGACCAAGAACATCTAAGCGAAGTGTTCCTAGCAATTGTCTAAATTGTGCTTTACCTGTAGCTTGTGCTCTTTGTTCAAATGTAAGGTCGTCACCCGTAAATGCTCTAAATGCTGCACCGAAGTTATCTAATAATCTCTGTGCTCCGGAGTCACTCATTTTACCTCTGGTATCAACGTACTGCTGTAACTTAGGTAAATCTTGAATTGTTTGCTTGTGTACATTTCTGAGTTCAATTAAACCTTCTTCTATGTTTCTGACTCCTGTGTCGGACATAGGGAACATAGTGGTTTCATTTAATCTTTTTAATCCACCCGTTACAGGATCTCGGTAAACTTGGGCACCACCGGTTACTGGTGTACCATCTTCGTAAAGTAATCCTCCAGGATCTTTTGATACAGTAGTAACTTGTACTCTTGTAGCCGGAATGTCATCACTCGTATCCGGTGTTCCCATATCATTGAAAGGTATCATATAAGACATCGGAAACTCTGGTTCGTAACCTTGATTTGCTGTAGCGGGTGCATTTGGATCGAATACGTTTTTAGGACTTATAACTTCTCCGCCATAAGTATAAACTGATTCTCCTCCTTGGCCAGTTACAGTTTGTAAGCTAGGAGTAGGTGTCGGTGCAAACTCTTGTATTTGTTTTATACCGGATAAAATATCATCACCACTAGTCTTCTTTAAATACTGAGAGAATGCATTGTACTCCGGAGTACCGGCTTCAATTTCTAAACCAGTACTTTCTAGTAATCCAGGTAGGAATGCATCAATCTGTGTATCACGCTCTCTCTTTACTTTCTTCTCTTGTTGCTTTTGAGAGAACTCCATTATAGCACTCTGTAAACCGGAAGCCATCTGGGTAATAGCTTGTTGCTCCAAAGCCCCAGCTTGAATTGCGGGGCTTATATCGAGTTGCTGTAATTGTATTGGTGTTGATCCTCTAAGCATAATTAATTAGTTCCAAATAAACTTAATCCTCTTATTCTGTCCATTTCATTAGTGGCAGCGTTTTGCATAGTCATAGGATTATTTATCATAGATGTAGGTTGTCCGAAGTTCATATCACCTAAAGTACTTCCGATTGAACCGAACATATTTCCTAAGATAGCTCCACTAGACGCAGTTCCCTGAGCTGTTGCTAGTCCTTGTCCTAAGATAGCTTGTGCGTTTCTCAAGTCCTCGGCGGAACCTATGTTGTAAGCTTGTCCAGGGTCTGTTACTTGTGGTCTAAGTCCAGCTTCTAAGAACTGTTTTTCTTCTACAGAAGGTGTACCAAACATAAATTTAAATGGATCAATAGCGGCTTGACTAGCTGATTGTAAAGCGTACTGACGTGCTCCGGCAGCTTCTTGTCTACGAAGTCTTTGTGCTCCCTCTCTGCTTTGAGCGGCTCTAGCTATTGTACTAGCATCTCCTAGTCTTCCGGTTGCTTGACCTATTGATAATGCCGCTTGTTCTGCTGACCTAGCTGCTTCTGCTCCTAGTGGACCAGCTGCTTCTGCTGATAACCTTTCCGCTTCGGCTAAATCTAAAGCGGCTAACTGTGCCATTCTTGGGTCTTCTAAGGTTTCCCTAATATCTGCACCGTATTGACCTAATAAACCTAACTGACGTAGCTTAGATTCTTCCTGGATGTCACGCACTCCACGTGCTCTTTGTTCAGCTAACTCTTGAAACTGAGGAATGAGTTCCGCTTCTCTACCTAAGATAGCAGACATTGCCGGATCTCCGTAAAGACCTTTATCTCCGTACTGCTGTGTAAATATTTCAGAAGGGTCTCTAAATTGTCCGTAAGCCTTTCTAATTGCCGCCGCTCTTTGACGAGCTGCTTTTTTAGCTTTACTACTTCCGAAGATACCACCTAAAATATTACTTCCTATTGAAAGAGCTGTGCCCGGATCAATGCATTTGATCGCTCCAATCTTTACAAAGTAATTAAAGATAAGATTATCTAAAGGTCTAAAAAATTCTATTAAAAAGTTTTTCATATTAAGCTGTTCGTTTCCACATATAAGTTACTATATAAGGCATCATATTGTTGTGCGAAGTTGATGCATCTTGTGTACTATTTTGTAATGTGTAAATACCACTATTTGTAGGACCTCCAGAACAACAACCAGCACCGGGTCCAGGGCCATCTCCAGAACCATTTGCTCCAGTCATTTGCTCAATGTGATTGTGAGCCGGAACACCAGATTCTTGGTGTGTTAGAGTATGCCTGTATTCACCTTCGGTATCTCCGGCACCAAAAGTTGTAGTCTGTGGAGATGGTTGATTATCTGTACCAGCTCCTACACCAACCAAAGTTCTACCAGTTGCGTATGCCACCCAAGTTGTTAAACCGGTTCCTCCGAACATTAATGTATCTGGATTTGTTGATGCTGTAGCAATATAAATTGAACCAACTGGATAAACTTTATCTAGAACTCCGTACAAGCCAGAGTTCAAAGCATTGTTAGTAGATAACTTAACGAAGTCTATTTCACCATCTTCTATCTGTAACCTTCCGTTACTGGATAAATTAAGACCTCCTCCGGTTTCACAAGTTCCACTTCCGCCGCTAACAAAGGTTGCTGCATCTACTAAATTATCTAGCTTTCCGGATGTTACTTGTTCAGTTGCACCGAAATCTGTTCCTTTACTTAAAACTGCCATACTTTATATAAATTATTTATTACTATTGTACACTACTTGTCGAGCGGAATGTCTCAGCTCCAGCTACCTTGAGTGACCTAAATTTAGGTCTTCCTTGAATACTTGTTAAAGTCATTTGTAATCCGTAAGCTCTCTTGTTTCCAATGCGTCCTCTGATGGATACATCCTCGTCTGGAGCAATCGCTCCTCCTAAGTAATCACTAGCTTTTTTGAGATCTAGAGCTGGCTCAGAATCTAAGTTTTCGGTAGTAGCAGAAATTAAAACATCCGATGAGTTATCTGGACCGGACTGTAAATGAAGCTCGAAGTTATTCCACTTTTTGCGGTCTATAGATTTTAAAGTAAACATTCTAGTACTGGCTAAACCTTGAACTCTAGTTTCTGTTTCTGAAGTTACACCAATGTCGGTGATTACTCTATCTATACCATCCGCAAATACTTCTAGTTTATGTATACCTCCGTCTGTGTTAGTTACGTAAACACCTCTGTCTGTTCCTTTACCGGCTACTAATAAATTAGTGAACTCAAAAGATGAAAATGTAGTACCAGCTAGGTTTACATTGTTCACGTTATCAATGGACTCCCAACTTTTGTTTAAAAAATTATAAATCAATAAAGTATTATTAACTTTAGAAGTTCCAGTAGGAACAGCTAAGTAGTACTTGTTATCGAAGTACACAGCACTAGCTTTATCTACGTGGGCTTTATTTATTGTATCAATTGTCTTCTGAATACTTTCGGACAGTGGTACCTCATTTCCGCGAAGATTGTACAAGTCTACGAAACTTAGTCCGTACACACCATTGTCAGATAAAAATATAACTTGGTTGCCTACTTGGATCACCGAGTTCCTAGCAGTTAATCCAACTTCGTCAGTCAGTAATTGAACCCTGAAGTTAGCTAAATCTCCATTTCCTACTACGATATGAATGCTGTTCCTATTGAATACAATTAACTTATCATCAGAAAAGGATAGCATACCTACGTTAAAATCGGACCTACCAGCATTGAATCTAAACTGTCCAAATATTTGATCGTATGTACCAGTGTCCAAAATGTCAGATAATAATATTTCGTCAAAAATCTTACGGTCCGCGTATGTATCACTTGAGCCAGCAGTTACGCTATATCTGTACGGAACAGCTAATCTTCTCTGGTGGTATACACCATAAGCTGGTGCCGGCATATGAGTGAACCCAAGTCCTTCCGACATTGGTTTTTCGATGGTAGCGTTTTTCCCAGTTTGATTCACTACGTTGGTTATAAATCTAAATTTAGTCGCTGTGTCTGATCCGCTAGAATCACCTAAATCATCTACGTTTGCAACTGTGCCTACTGCTATAGTTGAATTAGTAGCAGTAATAGTAAAAGTATCTCCTCTCTTTAAAGTAGCAGTGCTTCCTACGGTAGCGGTTGCAACTCCACTCGCTATATCTAAATTTGTAATCCCTATAGGAACGGGCTGAGTATAAGTTCCGCTTGATACTTTTGTTAGGGCTGGACTACTTGATATATTAGTACTAGCTAAATCTTTTTCAAGAGGGGTATCTCCTTCTCTGAATATAATTAACTTATTAAAAGCTTGAATCATTTCTACTTGAGATGAAATAGTTTCACCACCTGGATAAGTTAAATCATAGCTAGTACTAGGGTCCGATACTTTTACAGCTATAGCCTTTGTGTTCGCAGCTAGTATAATATAGCTTTCTGAATCAGCATTAGGGTCGGAGAATATACAAGAACCGTATATTTCATTTACGTTTGCATCAGCTAAAGATGGCTTTGTAACAGTAGCACTTCCACTTGCTGAACTATATGTTTTGTCAGTAAGCTTTATGGTATTTGAATCTACAACAGTTACAGTATATAATCCAGATGTAGTCGCTGGACTTACAGTTAAGGAACTTGTATCTAGTTGAACTTGACCGCTACCAGATGTTCCTAACCCGTGATCAGTAGAAAAATTTAAAATTAATTCATTACTTGTAACTGCTACTGTGTTTGTTGTAATATTTGAATCCATCAAATAAAATGGAAGAGTTAAAGATGCTGCTCCAGTACTTAAAGGTGCTAAAATATTATCAATCCCCTTACGAGTTTGCCACTCGCCGTTCTGTGCCATTCTGCCGTTCTGGCTATCGAATAAAATACCAGCGGTTAATTGATCCGGACGTAAGCGATTATTGAATCCTTTGAATCCAATATCTAAATCCTCTCGGATTACATCATCATTAGAGGTGTATGTATCGTATCTTGCCATCTAGCAGTCCCAAGCTCTCCTTGACCAATAGTTAGCGGATAGCTTTCCTTTGCCGCCTTTTATACCAGCACTACGTGCACAGTAGCTTTTCTTACTAGCGGGGCGATTCTTCTTGATTGTCATATTGGCATCTCCGAAGCGTACAATCTTTTCTTTACCACCTTGGCAAGCTTTTACAACGAACTTCTTACCGCCTTGAACTTCTCGGCGAGGTACGTTGCACTTCATCTTCTTTTTGTCTGGCATTATAAATTAATCCTATCGTTTTTTAAATCGTCTACAAACTGTGCTTCTTCCGGAGTTAGTTCACTTATTCGACCTTCTTGTAGATTATCAAGCAGTTTGTTAAAACTTTTTAATCCTCCGCCTTGATCTCCCTCGAACTTACCTTCATCTCTTAAAAATCCTTTTTTATTTAATTTTAAAAAATCTTTGAAGTCATCTAGTGTACGTTGCCCCGGTTGTCCTGTTATTGTATCAAACTTAGGGTTCTCCATATTTCTTATGGATTCAGCCGCAGCTTTTACAGCAGCGTTGAAGTTACCCCCGAATGCTCTAGCTCTATCAAGTTCAGTCATAACACCAGGAGTAGCCTTCGGCATTGTTCCTAGCATCATACCTCCTTTACCGTACATATATCCAGGTAATGGCATCTGGGTATCATCTGACCCCATTCTAGGCATTCCACTTGAATCTACGCTAATGGCTGATTTTATTGAACCGTCTGGATTATATTCGTATTTTATTGGCATTACTTCTTAGTTCTTACTTTTGCTTTTGGTGTGTTTGAGACAACTGCTCTTCCGCCTTTTTGTCCTCTTTTCTTTTTCTTAGCTGTAGCAGCACGTTCGGACTTCGATAAGCTCTTAGCTTTAGCCATCGGAAGGCACCGGTCTGGATTCTTCTTGTTCTTAGATGTTCCGCAAGGGCCTTTGATTTCTCCATCAGTACCAATCCTTACCCAGTTTTGCTTTACCCATTTTTTTAGTTCACCCATTACTTTTTCTTACGTTTACCTTTAGCACCCTTTGCGTAGTTAGGATCTTTGCAATACTTAGAAGCAGCCATATTCGCATAAGCACTTGGGTACACATCAAATGTACGCCTTGCCCA